GAATATGTAGAGAAATACAAAGAATGGTTACTAAAGAAATGGAAAAATCAAGAACTATGATTCCTTATGTAGAATCTGAAATACCTTTAGACGAACATAAGTATAAAGGATGGTTTTATTATTACCCAACTAAGAAATTTTATAGATATAATGATATACCTTATCATATAGAGGAAGAAAATGGCAACAGCTAATTGGCAATCAGATCAACCTACAAATTTAAATACTTTGTCTCCAGTTAATTTTGATTTACTTATACAAAAATTACCTAAGACAAGATATTTTTGTGTAGGAGCAACATTACCAGGAGTTAGTTTTGGAGAAGCAGTTCACGATACAACTTTAGCAGTTAGATCATACTTACCAGGTGATAGAATTACATTTGATCCTTTAGTAGTTAGATTTACTGTTGATGAAGATATGAAAAACTATCAAGAAATCTTTAATTGGATAATGCAATTAGGACCAGGAATTGATCCTGCAGATTTTGCAGACTTAATAGGTTCTTCAGGTAGAGATTGGGGAAATCGTTCAGGTGATCCTACAGAGATGTATTCAGATGCTACTTTAATGGTTAATACTTCTTCTAATAATGCTAATGTAGAAGTTCAATTTATAGATTGTTTTCCAACAAGTTTAGGGGCTATTGAGTTTGCAACAGACGCAACAGATGTGACATATGCAGTAGCTGATTTAACATTGAGATATACTTATTTTAAGATGAGAGCCAGTACTTAATTGACTTTTCAGCAAAAGCTGTTATAATATATAATATGAATACAAAATTGTCTGACATTCAGGAGATGTGGAAAACTGATTGTAAGATTGATGATATTGAACTTGATGCATCATCTTTACAAGTTCCAGTCCTACACGCAAAGTATAGTGAAATTCTCTCCAATCAAAAACTCATTCAAATACGATACGAAAATAAATTAAAAGATTTACAAAAAGACAAATGGCTTTGGTACACAGGTAAGTTAAGTCAAGAAGAAATACAAGAAAAAAATTGGGATTATGATCCCTTCAACGGCCTCACAATACTTAAATCAGATTATGATAAGTTTTTCGGAGCAGATAGGGATATACAGAAAGCAATTGAAAAATTAGAATATTGTAAAGTGGTTGTTGAATACTTACAAGATATAGTATCACAACTAACTTGGCGACATCAAACAATAAAGAATATTATAGAATGGCGAAGGTTTATGGCAGGCTCGTAGTAGATAAATCAGACGAAGTTTATCTATCAGTTTCAGCAGAAGATTCAATACGAAAAGAATTATCAGAATTTTTTAAATTCAAAGTTCCTGGTGCCGAATTTATTCCAGCTGTTCGAAAAAGATTTTGGGATGGTTATATCAGATTATTCAGTTTACATAAAAATCAAATATACATGGGTCTATATCCATATCTAAAAGAATTTTGTGAAGATAGAAAATACGAATTAGATGGTTGGGAGCCTGAAACAGATATATTTACAATAGAAAGATATGAGGAAATTGTTCAAGATATTCCTTTAGAACTTAGAGATTATCAAAAAGAAGCAGTAGCTTACGCAGCACACAATAGAAAGTGTATCTTAGTATCTCCTACAGCTTCTGGTAAATCTTTAATGATTTATAGTCTTATACGATATAACTTTCTTAAAAAGAACGGAAAAGCTCTTATTATTGTTCCTACAACATCATTAGTAGAACAAATGGCTAAAGACTTTGATGATTATGGGTTCAATGGCCATGTAGCTAAACTATATGGTGGTAATAAAAATTATGAAAACGCACCAATTGTTATAACGACATGGCAAACAATGAGTAGAATGCCAAAAACTTTTGGTAATGAATTTGGAATGGTAGTTGGTGATGAAGCGCATTTATTTCAAGCTAAATCTCTTACAAAAATTATGGAATCATTAACAGAAGTTAAATATAAGATCGGAACTACAGGTACACTACAAGATACACAAACACATAAACTTCAATTAGAAGGATTATTTGGTCCTGCTTATTTTGTTACAACATCAAAAGATTTAATGGATGAAGGTACATTAGCTAACTTAGATATTAAATGTTTAGTCCTATCTTATGATGAAACAGAAAGAAAACTAGTTAGTAAAATGACATATCAAGAAGAAATGGATTGGATAGTCAGAAACGAAAAACGAAATAGTTTCATAAGAAACCTAGTTAATGGATTAAAAGGCAATTCATTAGTACTATTTCAATATGTAGAAAAACATGGCCGACCATTATATACATTATTATCAGAAGTAATGACTAACGATACAACAGAAAGAAAATGTTTCTTTGTATTTGGTGGAACGGCTGCATTAGATAGAGAAAAAGTTAGAGAAATTGTTGAAAATGAAGAAAACGCTGTGATAGTAGCAAGCTTTGGTACTTTTTCTACAGGTATTAATATAAAGAGATTACATAATATTGTATTTGCTTCTCCTAGTAAGAGTAGAATACGAAATTTACAATCAATAGGTAGAGGTTTAAGAAAAACAAATGATAAGAATAATGTTGTTTTATATGATATAGCTGATGATTTATCTTGGAAAAAAAATCTAAATTATACTCTTAATCACTTTTCAGAAAGAATAAATATATACAGTAAAGAGAATTTTAATTATGAAATTCATTCAGTAAGGATACCGAAATGCCATACATAGATGATCATACAAAATATGAATTTGTTAAATTTAAAGATGGAAAAGAAGTATTTGCTATGGTTAGAGAAACAAACGGTGATCTAGAACTTCACTTTCCAATGAATATACAATTAGCTCCAGCAATGACAGGTGGAGTATTAGTACATCTTGGACCATATATACCTTTTACTACAGAAGATAGTATTGTTATAGATAAAACATCAATACTTTTTAGAACAAGTATTAGTAAAAAATTCATAGATTTTTATGATGAAGCATGTACAGCATGGTTAAATATAAGAGATAATGACAGAATAGATATTAAATCAAGTAAACAAGTATTTGAAGAATCAAAACAGATGATGGATAGTTTAATGAGAAAAAGATTTGAACAACAAGATATGGATTTTAGAGATGAATTAGATCAAGTTTTAGATGAATTTGAAGAAGAACAATATTTACCTAGATCAGAAGATGATGGTCCAGGTCCAGATGATACTGTACATTAGTATATATTCATTCTTTTCCCAATATTACATATTTATTTTAACACGCAAATGCAAATCGGTCAACTAAAAAGATGAAAAAAAGGCAAAATAATTTTAAACCTTGACAAATCAGCAAAAGCTGGGATAATAGATATATGGCTAGACAAAAAAGACAAACTAAAGGTTCAGTTCATTATGTGAACAACAAAGAATTTACGGCTGCAATTATTAAACATAATGAAGCATGTAAAGAGGCTATTGCAAATGATGAAGAAAAACCAAGAGTAACAGAATACATTGGTGAATGTATCTATAAGATAGCCACAAGATTATCAACAAAACCCAATTTTATAAATTATTCTTATAGAGATGAAATGATATGTGATGGAATTGAAAATTGTTTACAATATATCAATAATTTTAATCCAGAGAAATCTCAAAACGCTTTTGCATATGTAACTCAAATAATTTACTTTGCATTTTTAAGAAGAATACATAAAGAAAAGAAACAGGCTGCTATAAAACAAAAAAGTATAGAACAAGCAGGATTCTTATTTGACACATTTGATACGATTGATGGAGATGTGACTCCAGGTATGAGTAATCAATACATTGATTTTTTACAAGAGAATATGACTCCTGTAAATTATAAACCTCGCGGTAGTAAACCGAAGAAGTAACTGTTATAAATATCAGGTGTGTTACATGAGTAATACACCTAATTATTATAGAGATATGAAAGAAACATTATTAGATCAAAGAAAAAAGAGAATTGGACGAAATGATTTCAAACGGAGTATGGCTGCAAAAAGAGATGCAGAAAGAGCATCATTAGTTTGTTTAGCGGCCGCGATAATTTTTCTATTAAGTTCAACTTTAGCTGCAAATGAAGAACTACACGAAGAATCAACAAAT